CGGACGGCGTAGCAGGCTGCGACACTATCGGCCGCGTACAGCTGCTACTAGGCACGCCGGTAGACGGCTGGATCACTGGCCAGGATCAATATTGGCAGGATAGGCACAGCGCGATTACAGCTATTAGCTATGATGGCGGATCAGGTAGCGCCATGGTATCCGCTTTGCAGCGTCATTTGGGCGTGCAGGCCGACGGGATTTTAGGAGCTGGGACTATCACGGCTTTGCAGCGTCATTTGGGCGTGCAGGCCGACGGATATTGTGGCCCTATCACCGTAACCGCATGGCAGAACATGCTAAATCACGGGCAGGCGTGCTGACATGTCAACTAATCTCCCCGCTCCCTCCCACGATGCAGAGCAGCCAGGCAGCCAGGCAACAGCCGACTATCTACCGCCGGCCGCGCGCGCGATCCTATACCCGCTAGCCGCCGCGCTATACGCGCTAGTAAAAATCGCAGGCGCGCTAGGGTGGGTACCTGATGCAGTTACGCCACTACTACACGAGCTAGTTAGCGCGCTGGTACTGCTAGCGCTGGCCGTGGCCACGCTACACACTCCCCGCCTGCGATAATGCACATAGTCGCAGCCGTTATACACGAATTGGGCGGGTTGGGCGGTGCCGGCGCTTTTGTCGCTTCGTTAGCGGCCTGGCGTAGCGCACGGCAGGCCGCCGGGCCTGGCGACCTAGACCCACTAAGCAAGCGCCTGGATATGATAGAAACCAGCTTAGTTGAAATGCGCCGGCATCTCAGTAGGCAGGTTGACTATCTGCACGATGTAGATCACTCGCAAGAGTGTGAGCTAAAACAACATGGCCGGCGGCTTGACAACCATGATAACCGCCTGCATACAATAGAGGCACACAACAGATAGCGGCGTATGCGAGACACCGTTTTTCCTTTCTATTCTGGCGTGTGTACATAATGGCCCGGTCCTACATTGCTAAAACAATGTGGCCGGGCCACACCTTTTATATAACTAATTAAACTCTTGCTTGTCCCTGTAGCGCAGCAGGGATACTATAGGCGCATAGCCAACATGAAAGGAAAACGCAAAATGCAGGCTATTCAGATTGACCCAGGCGTCTATCAGGCCGCCTCACTACCTACTACCTGGCTAACTGACGCGCTAGTCTATATCCCCGTCTACGCTTTGCTTTTTGCCCTGATGTGGGCACTAGGCTACGCGGCCGGTGTAGTGCATGGCGCTAACTTGCCCCTACGTCGTACCAAATACGTTACGCTCTGGTTGATAGTAGCTACTATCTGCATGTTCACCGTTGGACTGCTGCACTAGGTAGCACATCATGAGCAACCGCAAAACGCGCCGCGCCAAGGTCTCGAGTCGTTGGACTTGTTACCAGCTAATAGCCGCGCTAGCGCACCGTGGATGGGGACCGCTACGTGAGGGCATCCCCGGCCTAGTCCACATTCTCCAGGCTATCTCACACACGGTAGATCCATACACCGGCACAGGCTACACCACAGCCCCCCAGCTAGCAGACGCAGCCTACAAATCCGAGCGATGGGTTAGACACTGCATTAATCAACTCGATGCTTTAGGCGTCATTGAATGGTATCCGGGCGGTATCAAGAACGGTAGCCCGGTACCGTCGTTTGTTAAAATCGTAAAGACCGCACTGGTTGAGCTAATCGAGGTTGCCCAGGAATCCCACGACAAGCGGATGATGGAGCGCCGCGCCGCGTTTGAGGCTAGGGTCCGTCGCCTGCCGCGCCGTGGATGGGTGCGCAATCCCAAGGCCATAAATCGCAAGCGTATGCGCGAAGCTTTAGTTTTACACGCACGCCAAGCGCAGGCCAAATACCAGCCGGAAGCAAGTGCACACCCTACCCCCATAAGGGAGGGGACTATAGGGAGTCCCTCCCTAAATAAAGATTTATCCACAGACCAACAGGAGCGAATCAGGCTAGCGAAAGAGAAAATCAAGCTAGCATCCCAGCAATACCAAGACCGTAGGGCTGAGGATGCAGACCGCCGAGCCTATCTAGCGATGAAACGTGCAAAAGAGATAGCCAAGCGCGTATCACCTAGCCGTAAATCGGCTATCACCCCACTATCTCAACCGCCTAGCGGGCACACTGTAGATATCACAGAGGAAGCGCGAGCCAAGGCACTAGCTGCGCTAGCCGCCTGGAATCCCCAGAAATGAAAGGTAGTGTCATGTCTATTACATGTATTCACGGCCTAGAGGCGTCGGCATGTAGCCGATGCAGGCCAGCTAGACCCATGCCTAAACCCAAGCCTAAGCCAGTACGTAAACCCAAGCCTAAGAGCGACCCTATAGAGGATCAGCACAGGCTAGAGCTAGCCATACAGGCAGCTAGGCAGGCTGCGCACGCTGGCACGCTGCTATCAAAGCAGCTAGGCAAAAAGCCCAGGCAGCTAGCAGCAATCAGGCTGGCTAACAATGGCTAGCTATGGGTGGGGTGGGCGACAGGTAGCCAACCTGCGCAATCAAGTAATAAGCACATACGGCACTACATGCCACATCTGTGGCCGGCCTATAGATCTATCTATCAGCCGTACCGAGCCAGGCGGCTATACTCTAGACCATGTGATACCTAAAAGCCTTGGGGGTACCCACACGCTAGCCAACTTACGGCCGGCTCACCGCCGGTGTAATCTATCCAGGCAAGCCAAGCCGCTAAGCCGGCCTGAAGCTACACGACAAAAACGCCTAGTAGCCGCCTGGCCTGGCCTGGCCGATCAACCAGCCGAACCAGCCAAACCGGTCGAACCGTCTGGCCTAGCCGTTTTTTGAACGGCCGTCGGAACCCTCCGACCCCCCAGGTCCCCTTTCCCCCCTCAGCTATACAAAAACGGACACGCCACCAATAAAAAAAACCAAAGACACCCAAAAGTATCATGAAACAGCAAAAACTATTTGAAATCGACTCCGACCCTATGGGGGGTACTGAAATTAGCGACGCCTGCCGACGAATGTTTGAGGACCTAGAGGCAAAGGGCCTGCTTGGTCCTATCGAGCAGGCAAAACGCGCTATGGTAACTAAAGCCGCCGCCGCGCTGGATCGTGGCCTAGCCCAGCCTAAAGTGTCGGTAGCTACAACCACGGTACTAGATAAAGTTTTAGCTGCGCTAGATTCTATGCCAAGGCCTGCCGAGGGTGGCGACCCAGAGCTAGACGCACTAGACGCCGCGCTAGCTCACCTCACTATGCAGGCACTAGCTTCAGGTAGCCTAGAATGAGCTCAGAACCCAAATATGCCACGGCGCGCACTCTCACTAATCCCAGCTACGGCCGCCGCATCGAGGCTATGGCCGCCTACATGGGAGGGCCGCTAATGCCCTGGCAAAAACAGGTAGCAGCGGTGGGCATGGAGCTAGACCCCAAGCGCCCCGGCGCTTTCAGGTATGACACTGTCGTAGTTTCCGTGCCCAGGCAGTCAGGCAAAAGCTACCTACTAAGGGCAATCATGGCTGACCGCATCATGTCCTATAATCGGCATGAGGTAGTTATGACGGCTCAAACTGGAAAGGATGCAAAAAAGCGCTGGAACCAACTAATCAATAGCCTAAAAGCAGATAAAAAGCCGGCATACTTCAACGTGCGCAAATCCCAAGGCACAGAGTACCTAGAATACCTAAAGCGCGGCTCGAAGCTATCCCCATTTGCTCCTACTCCTAAAAGTGTACACGGTGATAGCCTGAATTTAATTACCATTGATGAGGCCTGGGCTTTCGACGCCGATTCAGGCGCCGCGCTTGAGGCGGCTATTGAACCTACGCAGCTTACGATTTTAGATAGTCAAATGTGGATCGTTTCAACACGGGGAACTAGTAAATCGGCCTACCTAAACACACTGATTGAACGCGGCCGGCACGCGGTGGACGATCCTACTAGCCGCCTGGCCTATTTTGAGTGGTCAGCAGATGAAGCACTAGCAGAAGCTGACCCCTACGGCGAAGCTACCCTAGCGTTTCACCCTGCAATGGGACATACCCAAACGTACGAAAAGATATTATCGCTAGCTAAACCTGGCGTACCGGGTGCCCTGGCTAACTGGCGGCGTAGCATCCTGAATCTTGACACGCCGCTAGAAAACGAAACCATTATCGACCTGGCGCTTTGGGATTCACTGGCCGCCGATCAGCCGCTAGAGCCGCCGCCGCCTAATGAGGTATCTATAGGCGTGGATATTGCGCTAGACCGTAGCGGCGCCTCAATCGTGGCCGCATGGGTAACAGCTGATGGAGACCTAGCCCTATCCCTGATTATGTCTGGCCCCGGCGTTGATTGGGTAGCACCGACGGTGCGCAGGCTATCAAGCGCTGGCTATAAGTGGATAGGCGCCGACGCTACCGGGCCGATGGCCACGACAGCCACGGACATAACTAATAGCGGCGCGGCGCTAGAAATTATCAAAACTAAAGAATACGCGCTAGCAACCCAGCTGCTACTAGATCGTGTACGGGATGGCCGCCTAGTGCATGATGGGGCAACTCAGCTGCGCACGGCATGGGGACAAGCGGCCTGCCGTCCTATGTATGGTGTAATGGCGCTGGATGCTAGTCGCAGTGCTGGCCCTATCGACGCGCTACGCGCGGCGGCGGTGGCCGTGCATGGGACCGGTATCTATGTACCCGATCCGGTGCAACTGTACTAGGGGGGTTGTGTCATATGAATATAGCCACTAGCATTAGTCACGTGAAAACGCTGGAACTAGTGACTAGCTTACTGGGCAGGCAGGCGGCCGCCGCGCCGATCCCTGAGGGGATTATGCCGCCGCCGCGCACGGCCGCTAGTGCCAGTATGGCCCCTAGTCGTGCGCTCACTCTAGACGCGGTATATAGATGTGTGTCTGTAATCCAGACTGCCGCTAAGCAGTTGTCGCTAGATGCATGGCGCGGCGCAGACAGGCTAGAGGGCGACGCCTATCCGCGACTGCTGTTCATGCCCTCAGCTGACGCAACACAGGTGGACCTAATCGCCGATACCGTCGCCTCAATGGCTTTGCGTGGTAATGCGTACTGGCTCATTGGGAGGTCTACCGACGGCCGACCCGCATCTATTCGCGTGCTAGATCCGCTAGAGTGCATGCCCTCCCTAACCGCATATACTGGCGAGAGGTCTACGCGCTGGGCAGGGCGCGTCTATGACGCATCCCAGATTAGGCACCTGCGATTAGTACGAGTTCCTGGCCAAGCGCTAGGGGTGGGTCCTATCCAAGCGTGCGCTAGCACACTAGTAGGTGCTAGCGACATGGCCGCATATGCCAGTCAGTGGACCGCCGGCGCAGGTGTACCTACCGGCACGCTCACTACAGACCAACCGATCACAGCCGAGCAGGCCGCCGAGGCTAAAAAACGCTGGAACGAAAACGCATCCCATTCCGGCGGCGTAGCCGTTTTAGGTGCTGGTATGCGCTATAGCCCTATTGCCCTAAAGCCGAGCGAAGTTCAATTTTTGGAGTCCCGAGCGTTTGACGTGCTGGCAATCGGTAGGATGTTTGGAGTACCTGCGCATATGTTGTTAGCCAGTGTTGACGGCTCTAGTATGACCTATCAAAACGTTAATGATGCCGCGACCGATTTTATACGCTGGACGGTAATGAGCTACCTAAGAGAAATCGAGGATGCACTGACCGCAATCCTGCCACGTGGTACTATCGCACGTTTTAATTTAGACGCACTGCTGCGAGCAGACGCAAAAACACGCATGGATACGCACGCGGTGGCTATCGCTGCTGGTATTTATGATGCAGCTACAGCCGCCGCTATCGAGGGCCTACCCACGCCGACACCAAAGGAAACCACCAAATGAAAAACACCCCTAGTCTTGAGTGGCGAGAATCTAAAATCGCCCTGGCCAGCGACGATAGTCGAACGATTGAGGGCCTAGCAGTCCCCTACGAGCGCGAGACCAAGCTAGGGTCTGGCTACTATGAGACTATCGCAGCTGATGCATACCAACCAGACGGCGGCGTAGGGCATGTAAAGTTACTTTGGCGTCATGGTGAGGTGATTGGAGTTGGCACTGCCACGTCTGGCCCTGATGGCGTGACTATCCACGCGCGGCTTAGCCAGACTAGCGCAGGTGACGACGCCTACCAGCTAGTAAAAGACTGTGCAGTAGATAGTCTTTCAATTGGTTTCATTCCGTTAGAGTACGAGGAAACCTGGGACGATGACCAAAACCTGCACGTGCGACAAAAGAGAATTGATATCAAAGAGGTATCGCTAGTGCCCTGGCCGGCGTATGATGACGCTAAGGTAACAAAGGTAAGAGAACATAACCAAGAACGGGAGGAAGCAAATAAAATGGATACTAGCGCGTTAGAAACTGAGGTTATGCGCCTGCGCACCTCACTAAACGAACTGCGAACCACCATGGCCGCACCTCACGCGGCCGCGTCTGTAGATCGCCGCTGTGCAGCCGAGATTGTAAAGGCGTTGGTGGCAGGCGATAGCCAGACCCTAGAGGATGTGAACAGCGTCCAGGCGCGCGCCTGGTCTGGCACTACCAGCGCCGCCGATCCGGTAGCCACCGGTCCCCATTGGGTAGCCGATCTGACCCGCATCTATGACCAACCCGACGTACTAAAGTCTTTGTTTGCAGTTGGTGACCTGCCCGCTGAGGGTATGCGAGTTGATCACACATACCTAAAGACCAACAGCGTCACTGTAAACAAGCAGTCCAGCGAGGGCGACGATCTAACGCTAGGTAAAGTAGAGCTGCAAAGCGCTAGCACGCCGGTAGGTACCTACGGCGGCTATACGTCTCTAAGCAGGCAGACTATCGAGCGCGCAAGCGTAAGCATTTTGCAGCGTCACCTAGAGGCTATGGCCGTGGCCGCCGGCGCCGCGTCACGTAAAGCCCTGGCCGCCGCCTGGAACAAGGGCCTAAAAGACCAAGAAACTAGCGCCCTGGTCTCTACCAAGGCCGCAACCGCGCTGACCTGGGCTGACTTGTCCGCTTTAGTCGTAGACGCAGCCGCATATTTTGCCGCGCAGAATTTACCGCTAGACGGCCTGGTAGTAAACAAGGCTACTTTTAAAGCACTTGCCGCCCTAACCGCCGGTGACCGGCCGCTGCTAGCAGTTGGTAGCGACGGCTCAAACACGGCCGGCGGTATGAATCTAGTAGGTATCTCTGGTGACCTAGCGGGTCTAAAGATTGTGTGCGATCTAAACGCAGAGGCAACGAACGTCGCTACCGTACAAAAATGTGTAGGCGGATTCTACACGCGCGACGCGATCCGCATCTACGAGAGCGGCCTAGTACAGTTGCAAGCGACCCAAGTCATTAACCTAACGGATAATTACAGCATCTACCGCTATGCAGCATACGCAAACGAGATTCAAGGCGGCGTACTGCCGCTAAAGCTAGGCTAAAAACATGGATGAAACTGAGGAAGAATACACGGCCGGCCTAAGCAAAGAACGAGGCGACAAGCTGGCAAGCGGCCTAAGTCGCTATGTTGGTGACGTGCCACTAACCGACTACCTGAAAGAATGTGTAACGGTATCCTGGCTATCTGTTATGCATTTTGTAGGGCCGGCCGTGGTTCCTCAGCGCATCCTAGATAGGGCAGTTTTAGAGGTAGCCGCCGAGCTTTACCACCGTAAAAACGCACCAAACGGTATTAAAAGCTACGCCGACGCTTTCGACGGCGCTAGCGCAATCCGCGTGGCACGTGACGCGTTGGTAGCAGCGCGGCCACTACTTACCCCATACATGCCACTACCGATAGCATAGGCGTAACACATGCGTGTAAATACATTTACCGATGGGCCGATCACCAAAACGCGCCGCGAACTGTCAGACCTAATCAGGAAATACGAAGACTATTTTACGGTATATGACGGTATTCCAGGTAGTTTGCACCCCCCATGCATGACTATAACCGAGGGGTCACCACTGCTAGAGGCCGATAGTCAGAGTTACACTACCGGCCGCGTTAAGTTTGATATCACGCTGATAGTGCCCCCTACTGACAACGAATTTGCAATCAGTAGGTTAGACGCGGCGGTAGACCGAGTACTGAGCTACCTTTGGCAGTATTTTACAGTTACAGTAGACGCCTACCAATCAGTAACCACGGCTGATAGTCAAAGCTACCTGGCATGTGTTATGCACGTATCCGCGCCTGCCACTATCGAGCTAGCCGAGGAACCAGAACCAGAACTGCCACCGGAATATATTCCGGGCTATGTCCCGCAACCCGACGACATGCTATAAAAACATCAAACAACACGAAAGGCAAATGAAATGGCCGTACCGGTACGTAAGCGCATCCTAGGCAAAAAGCTAGGACTGGTAATTGATGGGAAAGATTACTGGGCCGACATCGCCAAATGGGAGCTTAAGACATCTTCCAGCGATAAAGATATTGTGACGTTTGCTGACGCTCAGGGCGGCAACACATCTAAATGGTCTCTGAGTGGCGAAGCGATCCAGTCTTTAGACACTGATTCTTTCTGGTCCAAAGTATGGAACAGCGTCGGCAAAACCGTTGATTATGTGCTATCCCCCTACGGCAACAAGGCTGCGAGCGCTGACGCGCCTCACTTCACGGGTAGGGTAACTATCGGCTCTGCCCCCTCAATTAGCGGTGAAGCAGGCGACGAAAAGGGGTCTACTTTCTCTTTCGAGTGGGATTGTGAGGGCAAACCGGCCATGAAAACCACCGGCAGCACTCTAGGCTCTGGCAACATGGAAGAAGCGCTAGCATAATCTAGGGCTATCATGGCGCACGAAACATATGTAAAACGCATCTCCCTAGGTGACGGTACCTATACCGTAGATGGCATTACATACAAAATCGAGGGTGTAGACCGCCTATTAGAGGATGCATATAAAGTAGGCGTTGCCGCGCAAGACCTGCGAGACCTCACATACTCCCTAGCGACACCTATCGCGCGCCTAGCCAAAACACTAGTGCCTATCGGCCGCTCTAAAAATCTATATGGGAGTATCAGAGCGTCTAAAGCACGTTCAAAAATTATGGTGCGTGCGAGTTCAAAGCGCACACCATATGCAGGCGTAAACCACTGGGGGCGCGACGGCAAAACCGGGCCTAAATGGCTAAGCCGCGCCGAGGAAACCCTGCGACCCCAGACATACGCCGGCCTAACCAACGGTATCAGTCAGCTACTAGAACAGAATGGACTATAACCAAATGCTACCTAACAATATTGCAGATGAATTTAAAGCGCCGCTTATCCCTGAAAACCCCGTATCAGTAAGCCAGCTCACCATTGGTGAAGTAGCATACTTTGAAGATATCACCGGCGTGCGCATGGCAGCGCTAGATACTGAAGATGTAAGCGCGCGAGTCATGGGAGTAATGGCCGGCCTAGCGCTATACCGTACGGGTATGTATCCGACCCCAGCCGATGCTCAGGAAGCGGCTAAGCGAATCCCGCTAGGACAAATCGACAAATACATTAGTATGAGCGACGACACCCCCACGCCGGCGGCGCCGGGTTTAAACGAGCCGCCGGCACAGGCGGAATAGAAATAGCCCAGCTGCTAGCCGTCCTAGCGATCCGCGCACACCTCCCACCGTGGCAGGCGCGCGAAAATCTCACGATACACGATGCTAACGCAATCATACGGGCACTAGAAGAGCAAGACCGCGCGCTAGAGGAGTAAAAGAGCATGTCCGGTAAAGTCGTAAAGGTAAGCGTCATTGCAGACACCAAACAGTTCTCAAAGGCATTTAAAAACCTTAAACATACTACTGGCCTTGACTCTCTGGCTTCTAGCGCGCGATCTGCTGCTAAAACTATGGTCAGTGTGGCCGCCGGCGCTGGCGCCGCTATGGGTGCGCTAGGTGTAAAAGCTACTCTCATGGCGGCTGACCTAGAGCAATCCACCGGCGCGGTAGAGGCCGTTTTTAAGACGGCGGCGCGTCAAATCAAGGGCTTTAGCGTCAAATCAGCTACCGCGCTAGGTATCACACGCAACGAATACCAAGAGCTAGCAACGGTGATCGGTAGCCAGCTAAAAAACGCGGGCACGCCTATAGATCAGCTTGCAGGCAAAACCAATAACCTAATTGCTACGGGCGCAGACCTGGCCGCTATGTACGGTGGAACCACTAAAGAGGCCGTAGAAGCGCTATCCAGTGCGCTAAAGGGAGAACGCGATCCAATCGAGCGCTACGGCGTGACGCTAAAGCAAAGCGCGATTGACGCCAAGGCCGCCGCGCTAGGGTTTACCGATGTTTCTAGCGCCCAGGCGCAGGCCGCCGCTACCCTGGCCCTAATCAGTGAACAGACCGCCGACGCGCACGGCGCCTTTGCACGCGAAACAAACACACTGTCACATCAGCTACAGGTAGCAAAAGCCAAAGCAGGTGATCTAGCAGCCCAATTTGGTAGCTATCTACTCCCAGCGGCTACAAAAGCTGCAACGCTACTGAACAAATATCTCTGGCCAGCACTAGATCAGGTGGCCTCACAATTTGCTACCGTAGCGCACAAAGTAGCGTTGTTCGCACGACACATTTACGACAGTATGAGGCCTGCCCTAACCGCCGCCGCTGGCTTGTTCCGTGAGCAAATCCTGCCAGCGTTACGTGAATTTATGCAATATATTGGGGAAAAAGCGCCGCCTGCCCTGGCCACATTCCGTAAATTTATTACGGATTGGGGGCCTGCCCTAACCGCCGCCGCGCTAGCTGCTACTGGGGTAGTCAAAGCTTTTCAAGCGTGGCAAACACTCACAACGACTATCGCAGCGGTCAAAGCGGCTGTAATAGCACTAAACGCAGCCATGGCAGCTAACCCGGTTGTTTTGATTGTGGCCGCTATTGCTGCTGCTATTGCCGCGCTGGTAGCCGCGTTTGTGTATCTATACCAGCATAACGAACGCTTCCGCGCGGCGGTGCAAGCCGCCTGGCAGCAAATCCAAGCCCTTATTAGTCAATTTGTTGATTGGTTCCAGTCAACGGCTTTGCCTGCGCTGCAGGCGATCTGGCAGGCAATCCAGGCGGCGGCCGCCGCCGCCTGGGAGTTTATGCGCACGGCATGGGAGACCATAGGCCAGCCAGTCGCTAATATCATTATCCAGGTATTTCAGGGGTTAGCCCAGCACTGGGGTGAAATCTGGGACGGCATAAAAACCGTGCTCTCTGGTGCCTGGACGTCAATAACCGGAACAATTCAAGGCGCCGTTAATATCATTACTGGTATTTTTAAACTATTTACTGCTGTTTTGCGTGGTGATTGGTCTGGGGCGTGGGCAGCTATCAAGCAAATATGTTTGGCGGCCTGGAATGGCATTAGGTCTATTATTGGTGGTTCAATTCAGGGTATCCAGGGGCTAATCTCTGCTGGGGTTGGTGCTATCAAAGGCCTATGGTCTGGCGCCTGGAACGCCGTAAAATCTACATGCGTGAGTGCGTGGAATGGAATTAAGAACGCTATCACTAGTGGCATTAATAGTGCTGTTTCTACGATCCGAACCCTACCCAGTAGGGCTGTCTCTGCGCTAGGTAGCCTAGGTTCTACGCTCTATAATGCAGGCGCAAACCTGATTAACGGTTTTATTAGTGGTATCAAATCCAAAATCGGCTCTGTAGCCGGCACTCTAAGAGGGCTAACCAGCAAGCTAACTAGTTGGAAAGGCCCAGAGGATCTAGACAAGCGTCTACTAACGCCGGCCGGTCAATACGTGATCGAAGGTTTCATTAGGGGACTAGAGAGCCGCTACCCTACCGTAAAAACATCACTAGCTGCGCTAACCGCGTCTATAGCCGGTACGGACTTTGCCGCGCTAAATATCCCAACCCAGCTAAACGCACTAGGCAACAGCTCTATAGGTGCTCAAATAGCACCAAACATTACTATAAATGTGAACTGCCTAAACGCAGACTATGAGGCCGGCCGGCAAATCGCCGCCGCGCTAGAGAAATTCAATCTACTAAACGGCGCTAGGGGTGTGGCTTACGCATGATGTTCTATACTCAGACCAAACCCGCTGACCAGCTTAAACTTGAAGTCGTTGCCGCTGTGGTTACTGACGCTATGCGTTGGGATATCGACAGGTGGGACCGCTCACGCTGGGACCGCGAGGAAGTGCCAGCCGGTACGCTCATTTTCAATGCTGGCATGTGGAACCATGAAAAATGGATCGAAGAAACAGCCCTAACAAAGTGGGTAGACATAACCGGGCCATGCACACATATAAGCGTCAAGCGTGGCGTAACGACAGCTGGAAGCATTATGTATGCTCAGACAGGCACGCTATCAGTAAAAGCCACTGCTGAGCTAGACCCGCGCGCTGCTGGCATACTCTACGGTGCGCAAATACGCCTAAAAAATACTAGGAATGGCCAGCCGTTGTTTACGGGCTTTATCACAGACATAAAGGTAGAGCCGGGCAAAAAAGCCTCAGATACCGCCGTGACTATAGAAGCAGCGGATGCAGTGGCTAAAGTCGCTAGCATTACGCGCTACGGCGCGCGGCCTGATGGTGGGCGCCTAGAAAACTGGGAGTCACGTATACGGCGGCTAATGTCTAGCGCGCCTAACGTAGCCTACGAAATTTCCAGCACATCCTATGCGCTACTGTGTCCTACCGTGTGGGAGACGTCACTTGCCGCGCACTTGGATGCAGTGACCGCTACCGTAGGGGGCGCCTGGTACTGCGACAGACAAGGCACACTCCAAATCTGCGCATACCCACCACAGCAATATAAAACCAATGTTGCGCTCACAGACAGTAACGAAAAGACAAGCAAAATTGACACCTGGCACTATACGGATGCTAAAGCGACATGGCAGGCTGAGAATATTATCTCTAGGGTAGAGGCTACGGTACATGACGCAGCCCCTAACGATAATGGGGAATGGCGAGCGGCTGACTACACGGCAATAGCGGTAGAGCCTACACGAACCACCGCCTGGGGTGGCGCTACCCTCAAAATAGACACAATGGCCCCTAGCCGTTTTGTAGCCGACGAAATGGCACAAACCATGCTCAAAGAAGCGCTAGACTACCCAACGGTATCGGCCGTGTCATTCTGGCCAGTATCACAGCGTATAGACAACGACATGCGACAAGACAGGATGAACACGGCCGGGCTAATTGATCCGCTAGACCTAGTAGAGGTAATCAGAGATGGCGACAAATCACTAGCGCACATTACTAGCGTGTCACATGAGATAACGCCGTATACTTGGAAAACAACACTAACATTACTACCTAAGGAGGTAATTGGCTTTGAAGACCTTTTTACCGGGTCAAATCGCACGCGCTGAGGATGTAAACGGCAATTTTGTAGAGTTGCAAGCAGCGCTAAACGCCGCTAAACAAGCCCTGGATGCACTAAAAACCACGCCGTGGGAGACGCTGGCGCTAGGGCCTGGCTGGCAGATCGTACAGGGCAGGGTGCCGAAAATCCGTATGCAGGGCGGCCTAGTATGCGTGCAAGGGACTATCCAGCGCGGCGCAGGTGGCGACAGGTCTAAAATCCTGCAAATTCCGCCCCAGTACCTACAGGCGACAGGCTGGAATCAGTGGTTAGGGGCCGGTGTGGCAGTATCCGGCAACACTGTGACGCCACTAGAATTTTATGCGAATGGCAATACTCGCTGGCTCAGTGTAGACGGCTATAATGGGATAGATTCTAGCGCCGGCTGGTATCTACCGCTATGTCTAACATATGCGATTGATTCATAACCAAACATAACGAAAGGTAACATAATGATTCGGGAAGAAGTACCCAGCCCTAACTATGATGTTGGGCGGCCTGGCGGTATCAACGCCATTACTATTCACCATTGGGGCGCCGATGGGCAGAATCACGACACAGTGGTTAACCACTTATGTAACCCCAATAGCTACGTATCCGCGCACTATGTAGTATCAGGCGATCACATCACCCAGCTTGTAGACGAGGAAAACCGCGCGTGGCATAGCTACGGTGATAATTCTGGCACTATCGGGATTGAATGCCGTCCTGAGATGGACCCTGAAGATTTTGCTACTGTGGCCATGCTGATTAGCGAAATCCGCTCACGGCGTGGATACCTGCCCTTGCGTGGCCATTGTGACACGTTCGCTACTGCCTGCCCTGGCCGCTGGTATGATCAGCTGGCTAATCTGTCAGCTACCGCCGATAAAATCGCTGCTGACACATCCTGGAATCCAGGCGAAGATATCCCCCTACCCGCCGCCGGTACGTTTGGTGGCACAGATCCCAACACTGGCCAGCTATACACGGACGGCGTAGCAGGCTGCGACACTATCGGCCGCGTACAGCTGCTACTAGGCACGCCGGTAGACGGCTGGATCACTGGCCAGGATCAATATTGGCAGG